TCTTGGCAAAATAATCCGGAAGTTCAATTTTACAATAGAAAAATATTCTCCTAATCTATATGAACAGTGTAGATAATTTACCCATAGATGATGATAATTTACAAGAAACACGGGCAACATCTGTAATTTCAAAAAAAGTCAATATTAATAAGAACATAGTAGATAACGAATTTGTAGAGAAATTAAACGAATTTTATAAATTAAAGCATGAATATGAAACAAAAAAATTGTCTCAGAAGAATAGCATTTTAAAAGACACTACATTAAATATGAAGCGTAAACAAGACAAATATAAGCGTATGAAAGTTAATTGTATTAATTGTGGTCGCAATGTCGGTACTATATTTGAAAATAATAGTGGCATATTAAGTGCTGTATGTGGTGATAAACTAGCACCATGTAAGTTAGATATTAAAATAGACAGAGGAAAATATTTAAGTTTAGAAAACTTGATAGATGTCTTTCAAACTGGTGTAGATGAAACGAAAGAGAAAATAATTTCCACCAAATTGGATTTGTTATTTGGCTACGAACCAGAATCGTCGATATTAAAAAAATTCGGTAAATTGAAAGATGAATTGACAGAGGATTTAGAATCTGTAATGGACTACAGAACTCATTTTATTGAAACCGTATCTAATTTAGATAATAAATCAGAATTAAATAGTAGAATGACCATGTTTTACAATAAAATAGCGTTGATTAAATCAACTATTGCTGAATTTAATGAGACTGGACAAATACAATTAGTTAAGGATATGGTGTCAATGTATGATACAGAATTATTGCCTTTGCTAACCGAAATACGAAAATTGAAATACAAATATATGGATATGGAATATGATGCGGATACAGATACGCATCGTCTTGTGAGAAATGTGTTTACCTTACAAGAAATGACTGTACCATTTGACAACCCGATGGTTGACTCGTTCATCGTTGGTAGCAATAAAACGCAGAAAAAGGGGACTGGTGTATTACGTGATGAATATGACGATGATATGGACGATAATCGATACAGAGAATAAGTAGAATATCCAAAGATATATTTACGCGTAAATAATAATTTCATAATAAAATTTTATAAAGCTTTATTATAAAATGTATCTAATTAACATCAAGGTGTTTATAATTAGTTTTTTAATAGGATCTCTTTTTATGCTGATGAACGATCCAGATCCAAAAGAAATAACCGTTTATCCTACAAATGATAATAAACACTTGTTTCAATTTCGCGACAAGGCGGATAATTGTTTTCAATTAAAACAAACCATTGTCAAATGTTCGAACGATGCTGAAGAAATTCCGATACAAATATAGGCAATATAAGTAATATATCTATCTATATATATAATATGAGATTTGATAGATTCTTTTATACAGAAAATGGTAAAATAATAATTTCAATACTATTAGGTTTAGGATTAGCCACATTATTTAGAAAAGGTTGTACTGGCAAAAATTGTATAGAGTTTAAGGCGCCTACTTTAGAGAATATAAAGAAAAAGATATACAAATATGGAAATGACTGTTTTAAATACGAAACAGAGACAACTGTTTGTGATGATAGCAAGAAATCTATAAATTTTGCGTAATTATTGCTATCTATCAATCTTAACAGTATATTAGATTATGTCTGACACTACTAATTTAGCCGATTTACCCATGGATCCAATTTCTGGAGGAGGAGATGGACAAAATGTTGTCCTACAAACAACGGATAGAAACACTACTTATAATCCGAATATTGCGCTGCCGCAGTCTAATAACGGACAAAATGCGATTAACGAACAAAAAGTTATGAACGAATTGGTGTCCGGTATTCAACAAGCAGTCGCTAGTGGTGCTACTGGATTGCCATCACGAGACATACCAACAAACACGGTTCATTTTGCCGACGAACAAATAAAACCGAATTATGTTCCTCAAAAGGAACAGCATGATTATATTCAAAATACGGATACGGAGCAAGAAATATTAGCAAGGAGAATGAGAAACCAAAACTCGCGTGATTCGCTCGAAATATTGTATGATGAATTCCAAATCCCTATCATAATAGGGTTGTTGTATTTTATCTTCCAGTTGCCCATTGTTCGAAGTAAAGTATTGGCGATGTTGCCCTCATTATTTAATAAGGACGGTAACCCAAATTTGACTGGTTATATCATCAATAGTTTGTTTTTTGGCATATGTTATTATGTCATTTCCAAATTGTTAACACATTTACAAAATGTATAAGCGTACAGCAGTTGTAATATAGTATACCAAAATAAAATTGAATGCTAATATGTAAAATCTATAAATTACATATTAGTTACAGTACGGATAAAACGACTCTACAAGAATGAACGAAACTATGGGTAAATATGATTATACAATGGTTCGTGATGCCATGAATATAATCACCGAATTAAATATAGTTAATTTTGTGAAGGATTTTGATAATGAAAACGGGTTTATGTTTTCGGATGATAGACGAATTGTTATCATTGGACATGCTTTAGACCATCAATGTCATAGCGGAGCGTCTTTTGCTTATACACTAAGACAATGTCAGTATTATTTTAATCATCCGGATGAGTGGAAGCAAATTCAGACAATTCATGAACCGGAACTACATGTTCAGCAAGAATTGGTATTGGAAAATACGGAAGACGATATGTTTTTCGAACAACATGGTTAAGAAATATGAGAAATATGAGAAATATGAGAAAAATGATAAAAAATAAACAACACCCAACCCAACCCAACTCAAATTTTCTTTATGTGTTGAATATTTGATATGCTCTTAAAATACTCAACTAGTGGATCATTTTTATAGTCAGTAACATAATAAATATTTTTTATTCCGGCAGCACATAGCATTTTCATACAATTTACACACGGATAATGAGTAATATACGCATCGCATTCGTCGCTACTAACGCCTCGTTTAGCACAATCAGTAATCGCATTTTGTTCAGCATGAACCGTTGCTTGTTCGTGGTCGTCTACCACTTTAGATTCATGTGGGGCTCCCGGCAAAAATCCATTATAGCCTTGCGAAATGATACGATTATCTTTAACTAACAAACATCCGACCTTTAATCGCTCACATGGAGATCGTGTAGCCGTATATTCCGCTATTGTTTTAAAATATTCTTGCCACGATGGACGTTGATTCGTCGACATATATGTAAGTAAATATTTTGAAAAACTAATATAAACTAAAATTAACAATAGTTCCAATGGCATTAAATACATTTATAAATACATTAATTGAAAATATACCGGAAAAAAATCTTCCACCCGAAATAGATTTAGTCTTGGACGGAGGCGCATTCAACGGTGTATATATGTTAGGCGGTCTATTTTACATTAAAGAATTAGAGTGTAGAGAGAAATTAAAGATAAAACGAGTTTCCGGATGTAGTATAGGTGCGATATTAGGTATTTTATTTTTACTAAATAAGATGGACATATCGATAGAAATATGTAATAGTAGTTATAAATATCTGAGACGTCATCAAGATCTTAAAAAGGTCGTCGTGTTATTTAAGAAAATTCTTAATGATGTTGTAAAAGACGAAGATTTGATTGTCATTAATAATCGTTTTTATCTCACTTATTTTGACACAATAAAAGGGAAACAAATTATTAAGAAACGATACAAGAGTAAAAGTGAATTAATCGATAATATAATTAAATCTCTCTATGTACCTTATTTAATAGATAGGAAGCCTACTGATGACGATGGTTGTATTGATGGCGCGTTTCCATATATGTTCAAGTCTAGAGAAAATAAGCGCAAGGTGTTGTTTTTAAATCTACAAAGCTTTGACAAAATTAAAAAAATGATTTTTATAAAAAACGAGAAGAACATATATCCGCGCTTATTGGAAGGTTTGATGGACACTCATCGTTTTTTTGAAACCAGCAAGAGTAATAATATGTGCAGTTATGTAAATGATTGGAACATAATCGATATATTATTTTTTAGATTGAGAGAAATAATATACGTAATTCTATTTTATATATTCAGAGTAGGGTTACATATTGACAATTTATTACCAGATAGTTGGAAGAAGGACACATTTATTCAACAACACATATCTGTTTTTAAATATATATGGAGAGATATTATGATATATTTAACAATATGATAACAATTGTCCGGAATATACACCATTAAAACTTTTAGAAGAGACCGAAGAGGCCCTTTTTGCCTTTATTTTTTTTTGTTTTCGCCATCGGCTTCTTTACTTTTTTCCAAGTGACCGTCTTTTTCATCTTTACTGGTTTTGCTTCAGCTTCTTTGTCAGCATCCTTTACTTCTTCCATGGCCTCCTCTTTACCAGCATCCTTTTCTGCCTTCTTTTCTTCCTTATCCATTTTATTTTCAAAGGGAATATAACGCAAAAACCACGATTCATACTCCTTTGTATTTCGTTTTCCCTTTAATTCCGCATATTTTTTGGCCTTTGTATTTCTCATTGCCTCCAATGTTTCTTGTTCACCATAACAATTCACACTGAATCGTTTTAACAAACCCTTTTGTTCGAGTCTATTTTTTTGTTGAACATCGAATAAATATTGCGCCATACATAGAATGCGATTTTCATCATAATAATCGCGCCCACTATAGAAAAAGGCAAAATAAAGACTCAACATAGTATCGATTGTAGCTACACGAACCGTTTTATTACCGCGTTTAATAATATTATAACTATGACAAGCGAGTGGTTTATATATAAAGGCAATCGTTTCATCAATATTGTTGATTTTCACTCTGACTTCATAGTGCGGAGCGACAAGTTCACCAATACCATCATGTTTTACGATTTTAATACCCGTATAGTCAAAATCTTGTAAGCGTTCTTTCAACATAATGGCGGCTTGTTCTGGTTCCTCGGATAGGACATCAAAATCGGGCGTTTTTTGAAATAATTTTCTTTGTCTAGCTGGCATATATTCCGAATATAAGAAACTAGCATAACCGCCAAAAAATACCAATCCTTGATCGATAAAGGAATCGCGGACAACATAATACAATTGCTCCTCTTTCTTAACATCAACCAATTCAAATTGTCGCTGGAACAATTTTGGATCACAGTGTTTTCCCTTTAAAGGATAGTTCTTGTTTAATAGAATAAGTCGTTTTAACACCTTTTCCCATCGACTGATATCGCCAGCCGGTCTTGACAATTCTAAATACATGTTCATTCTGAGAAAATTAGGCGGACAGTACAAGATACCGTAAACACGGATCCCTTCTTTTTGAACACGCTTAAACAATGATTTTTCTAAATAAGTAATATCAGCGACCGGAATGAAATTCACATATACTTTGTAAGTTCCATGATGAACCCCAGCCTTTGCCTCTACTTCATGAAATCCGGCGTTATAATAAATATCAGCCAATTCTTTCGCATCATCCAATGCATTCGGAGAATAGAAATCATAATCGGGTATTTCAATATTTTTATCATAAAACTGGTCGTCTAGTGGAAGAATATTATTAATGGCAGTTCCGCCATAACAAACGAGCCTTTTCTTCTTGAGGAACTCTTCCAACATGGATATAATTTTTTTCACATCTGGGTCGCTGACAGTTTGTCTTCCCTTTCGCTTTTCAGCAATATCTATGGCGTTTCTTAATATTTCAACTTCTTTTTCTTCTAATGTAACTTCTTTTTTACAATTAGCCATGTAAAGATATATATAATAAGTATAAAAAATTATTATATATATGAATTTGTATTGTGGTCTAAGGACGCATTCCTCTCTTCTAATGTAATCTAAACACTAATAGAATAATAGTCAGTTGCCACAGTACGAGTTGTAAAAGAATTCGCTGGATCTTGTGGTTTTGGGTCAGGTATAGTAACGGGAACAAAACGCAAATGCTCCGGTTTTAAAACAAATGCGTGACCAACTTCATCAAAGAATAAACTATAGTATTCCATATTAGAATCAAAATTTTGGAAACTCATGCCTACCCATTGACATCCATATTTGAAGTTTAGCGCGGCTGCCACATTATTATTATACGCACTGAGGTCGGGCATAGTTAGATTCATATTTTTCTTATTATATTCAATCAATTCATTTGAATCCGGTGCGTTGACAATATCATATTGGCGAGTAGCCCTTAAAAATATAGAATTAGAGGCAATGTTCACATATTCTTGAAGGGGTGTATTTTCAAACATTGGGTTTGATCGATCGACCGAGATGATAATTTTACCGGTGAATTCCTTTAATGGAACGGATCCTAAATTATTACCATTGTATTGGTAACTGTATTCTTTGGATAATAGCCTAGAATGAAATGTGGAATAGATAGTATCGGCCATTTTCTTGTATATTTTGTCGTTATTACTGGAAATACGAAAATGTAAAATTAACGGATCATTTGGATTGGGGCATGATCCACCGCTAAAGGCGTAATTATTAACCGTTTGTAGAGCTTCATCAAATGCGATTTGATTATATGTTTGCTTTACATGGTTATTATCAACCGCCGATGTAGCTACAACCGGATCGTCCCGAACCGAATAAATTTCAAAATCTAGAACACGAGCACCTTGCGCAATACATGTTTTTAAAGCACATACATTCACATAATCATTCTTAAATTGCCCCCCACAGCAGCAATTATATGCGGTTTTTACATAATAATCGCGCAATAAATATTTATATGTGGCGTCATCTGGATTATAAGAAGAGATGATTGGGAAAGAAGGATATAATTTTCCTAGCGCATCACAATTGTTTTTATTAAGACGCATTTTACCAAGAGTATATGTAGTAATACCAATTATTAATACGACAATTACTGCGTAAACAACATATTTTATTGTAGTCGCGCTATTTTCTTCACTTAACATATCTGAAAACATTTGCTGAGCCTTTTTTAAACCGTCCATACTTATATTAGATTATGAAAAAATAATTCGATAAAAACATATATTATATTATTTATTATAAAAAGTTAAACATATTTATTGTATGACAAATATATATATATAATCTATGCCAGGAGGACTATTAAACATTGTTGCTTATGGAAATCAAAATGTATATTTAAATGGAAACCCGTCAAAGACATTTTTCAAAACAACATATAAAAAATACACCAATTTTGGACTACAAAAGTTCCGTATTGATTTTGACGGTTTACGAAATTTGAGAATGTCGGAACCCTCTAAATTTACGTTTAGAATGAAACGATATGCGGAATTATTATTGGATACTTATTTAGTAGTTCAATTGCCTACTATATGGAGTCCCATCTATCCTCCTCAAGATTGTTCTGGAAATTGGGCGCCTTATGAATTCAAATGGATTGATAATTTGGGTACACAAATGATCCAAGAAGTGGAGATTGTGGTAGGTGGTCAAACATTAAATAGGTATTCTGGTGCGTATTTATTAGCCATGGTTCAGCGCGATTTCTCAACGGAAAAAAAGGCACTTTATGATAAAATGACTGGCAATATTCCGGAATTAAATGACCCTGGGTGTTGCGGACCTCGTGTAAACTGTTATCCAAACGCGTATTATACTACAAATCCAGTCGGTCCAGAACCATCTATTCGAGCACGAAAGTTATACATTCCTATTAATTTTTGGTTTACTTTAGCCGCGAAAATGGCGTTTCCGCTCGTGGCCCTTCAATATAATGAATTGGAAATAAATATTACGCTAAGACCAGTTCAAGAATTAATCGTGATTCGTGATGTAACCGACCAACAGAACCATTATCCGTATATTCAACCAAACTTTAATGAATCGTTACAACAATTTTATCGATTTTTACAACCGCCACCCGACGTATCACTTAATACAATGTCATATCAAGATAAGCGCACGAACTGGAATGCGGATGTTCATTTAATATCTACTTACGGGTTTTTATCGGAAGAAGAATCGAAAGTATTTGCCACACAAGAGCAAAAATACTTATTCAAATCTGTTTACGATTGGAATTTTTTCAATGTTACTGGCAGTCAGCGCGTCAAGTTAGAAAACACAATGGGTATGGTATCATCGTGGATGTGGATATTTCAGCGAACGGATATTAATTTGCGAAATGAATGGAGTAATTATACGAATTGGCCCTATCGTTATTTGCCACAAGAAGTCGATTTTGCCGATCCATCTGGAAATTGGGTATTGAATTGTAATCCCATTACCTTAGCTGGGATTGGTCCCGGTTACAATCCAGTTACTGGGGCACATACCGGTTATTTTACTACGGGTAATTTTGCTCCCCAGAATCAAAAAGATATTTTACTCCAATTAGGTATATTATTGGATGGAAAATATAGAGAAAATGTGCTTGACGCTGGTGTATATAATTATGCTGAGAAATATGTGAGAACATCCGGTAATCCTCCAGACGGATTATATAATTACAGTTTTGCCATAAATAATGACCCATTTGATTTCCAACCGTCTGGTGCTATGAATATGAGTAAATTCCGCGAGATTCAATTAGAATTCACAACATATAGTCCTCCATTAGACCCATTAGCCCAAGTATATACTATTTGTGATCCATCTAGCGGCGAAATTATAGGTGTTAATAAACCTACATGGAGAATATACGATTATAACTATAATATGACTGTATTTGAAGAGCGTTACAATATACTAACATTTGTTGGCGGTAATTGTGGTCTCACGTATGCTCGTTAATCTTGACTAATTATCCGACGCAGACAATATTCTCGATATATGATATTTAGGCGGATTTTCTATTTGTTGTAATGATGAATATAAACGATTCACATATTCTTTGCTAGGTTTTGCTATGGCGTTTTTATCGATTACTAATGGGTTCATATAATATAAATAACATTTATAAGTTTTATTTGGTTTTGTATACGAAATGATTGACATATCAAATAATTTGTGATATACATTATCTTTATTATCCATATGTACAAACTTTTCATATTTGTCTAATATGTTGATAACCGAATTATCAACATCGATTACAAAGCCATATACCCGTGAACCAATTCTTGGTTCGATATTACCTGCTGTTTTATTTTTACCGGATTTTATTTTTCTACAACGATATCTAAATATATAATTGGGTAAATATCCATAATCTATAAATCTAAAACTATTATTTGGTAAGCGTTCTGCCAGAGATTTTTCATTCATATTAGAACCATACGCAAAGTACAACATTATAGTATATAATATGCTATTAAAATATATTTTACTTACTTACTTACTAAAATATATTTTACTTCTCATAATAATTACAATGTTATTTTACATATTTTTTATGAGTTTTCCTCCCATATTTACAATATTGTTTTTGGGAAAATCCTTTTGGACGATTACAATTAATACTTTTTTTATATTTCATACTCCATTTTCTAGGTATTCTTTTTTTGCTTCTTGCCATTATGTTATAACGAGAGAAAAATAAAATTATCTTTTATTTTCGTATTCTGTAATAAGAAGATTTTTAACTCGTGGCAATAAATCTGCCAATGGTTTTTGTTCGCTCATTCTAACAATTTCAACCGTCTCATACCATACTTTATCATTATCATTAAACCATCTCCATTCACTGGTATATCCAATGAGCAGTAGAGTTTTTACGCCCATTACGCCAGCCATATGAGCAATAGATGTATCTATAGTAACTAGCACATCGATATTGCGTAATAGAGATACCGTATCAACAAATGGTTTTGCCGTATCAATATCATAGTTCATTATTTTATCAGCGAAATCAATACGAGAAAAGTCTTCTGATATTTTACCATCCATTCTATGTAGACAAATAGTTTGAAACCTATCATCTAAACATATATCTTTGAAATCGTCCAAATTGATTTGTTTGTCAATATATGAAATTAATAATCCGCTATATACGATACCCACTCTTAATTTATTTGTGAATGCGGACAATCGTTGCTTCCATATTTCGTCATTATGTACATCTTCCACTATATAGTTTATCTTGTTTGGTTGAATACTTTGTATTTTTAAAATATACGGTAGAGACATAATGTATAGTTTTTTGTCATATATAGATGTATCGACTCCACGTGAATCATCAATTACATTAATATTGTCATATGGGTCTGTGTTGAATAAATGAGACACTGTTGATTTACAAAAGTATGTTATTTTCATGTCAGGATATTTATTGGATAATTCAATGATAAATCGAAAATATTGTATATTATCACCGATTCCTTGTTCATATATTATCATAAGATGGTTACATGAATCTGTTCCATTCCAATATGGTAGAACTGGAATTTCTACGCGAGTTATCTGATTTGTTTGACGAGATATTTCATTGCGTAGTAATCTGTTTTCGTACAATTTGAACCCCTTTAAAAACTGTTTCTTTGCTAAATACGGAAAACATGCATTATATAAATCGTCTGTGGTTGGGTGTTTCATAGACTCATATGCTTTAATAGAAGCGTCATACATTTTTGTGTACATGTTCAACTCACCTAAGCGCATATGAATATTATCGCACTCGTGTAATCGTAGAGATAATTTCAAGCATACACGAGCTTTATCATATTCCTTTAAATTAATATGACACACGGCAATATTATTATATACATCAGGTATGTCGTTTTTGACAGTTAATATTTGTTTGAAATGATGAATCGCTGATTTAAAATCATTACAACTAACATAATATACTCCAATTTCATTATGGAGAATACAGAACATCGAAGTTTGTGGTGCGGTATGCGTAAGTAATGTTTGAAAGTGCTGAATCGCGCTGGTTTTGGTATATGTCACGGCAGATGGAATAGTAAAAATACATTCAGCACTAGTTGCCTTTCTATAAGCCTCTAGCATATATTCCAAGTATTTGCCTTCTGGAGATTGGGTAATATATAATTTATTACACATATCAATAACATCACCATATTGCTGTTTCTTCATATAATTATCTAGTGTAGTCAAAGTTCTTTGTAATTGTGACATTATGTTAGATTAAATAATAATATTTAATATTTTTTATGTAAAAATATTAAACATAATGATATACAATTATTATAGCATTATATGAGCACTTATATTGTCTCTGTACCGATTTCGATAGGCGAGTTATGCGATAAATATACTATTTTACAAATAAAATCAGAGAAGATAAGTGATGTGAATAAATTAAACAAGATAGAAAATGAAATTCGTTACTTAAAACCGTTAATATATCAATGTAAAGTTTCGGAAGATAAATTAAATGATCTGAAAAAAGTCAATGAAAAATTATGGGATATTGAAGATAAAATTCGCATTAAAGAATCACATTCAGTATATGATGCTGAATTTATTGAATTAGCGCGATCCGTATATATTACAAATGATCACAGATTTGAATTGAAATCAGCAATTAATGAATATTACAAATCAGATATTTGCGAGGTTAAAAGTTATGCCAAATATTAATTGCGCATTGTATTACCTATGCTACTTATTTCCAGTTTGCTGAGAGGTTTATACGCAGTTTCGCGATTGTTGGAATTCGGCGATGTATTGTAATTTGAATTTGCTGGAGTTTTTGTGTTGGTAAGTGGACAATTCAAGCCTTTATATGGATCAGCAGTCCAAGCAGCATTTGCCGAATATACGCCACAATCAGAAAACATACCAGTAGCGGTTTTACGACACTTGTATTCGACATTAAATTTATAATCATTTGGGAATTCAAATTCTGTAGTGCGAAGTGGGTCGGTTTTACCTTCTAGTTCAACATCTGGAAAATCGCCTATATTATCATCAGAATCACCACCTTGACTGAATGGTTGTGGGTTGCTAGGTTTTAAGTTATTGATTGTTTGTGCTGTATAACCGTTACTTACGGTAAGGACTTGTGTTTGTCTTATATATTCTGAATCAGCCGTACCGATTTGATAAGCACCTGGTGGTTGTATAATATCATTTACTTGTTGAGGGGTAAAACCTTCTTGTGTACCGAAAAACATACTTTTTTGAAAAATATATTGTTGATACACAAAATACAAAAATATCATAATAACTAGTGACATAAATATTATTTCGGTCATATAAGTTATTATGAGATTTAAAATACTTTATCTTTGTCTGCCGACGGCTAAATAGTCTTTATGTACCGTGTCTGCCGATGGCTAAATAGTCTTTGTCTGCCGATGGCTAAATAGTCTTTGTCGTTGTCTTTGTCTGCCGATGGCTAAAATGTCTTATTTCGTTTTCGCCTTGTCTTTGTCTGACTCTTTGGCTGCCGACGACTAGCTGAGTTTATTTTTGTTTTTTGAGACTTACTCTTAGACTTATTCTTAAGGCTCTTAGATTTTTTACTAATTAATTTATCTACATATTTCGATTTACAATGCTCATACAAACCCTTTTCAGTAATATACTTTTCTATACCGGGTGTCGTGAAATTTTGAATATTTTTCAGTGAGGAATAATAGACATCCAGTTCTTCTCTTACACGATTGCCAGCAGCGGCTTTATACGGTCCAGCAATAAGTTTAGGTAAAAATATGATATTAGACATTATAAGTTTTTTCAACCCTTCAAATTTAGCCGCGTTCTTGTTTAAAACAATAAAGTCATCAATCTCCTTTGTACCAATATTATGAGTTTTGAAATATTGCTGAACCGCATTAGGATACTCGTAATTTGCTTGTTTTAATAGTTCTCCTAAATTGATACTTTTATATATATAATTTTCACCTTGAATGTCTCCCATTAATTCAGGTGAATATATATCAGAACAAATTGTATGCACTGTAAAAAACAGTTCCAATGATTTATACCATTGTCCTTTTACTCGTTGGATAATACTTTCTATACTACTTGACAGATATACATTTTCCTTTTGTTTTTTCGTAAAATAATCTAAACTTTTTATTGTCGTTCCTGGGTCCTTTTCTCGTTTTCCATATTCAATTTCGTGTTCATTTACAATAAATTTAATATTAGAAGGCACGGAATAGTCGTCTTTGATGTGTTCAACCAATTTTTTCAACATAAAAACGCGGTCTTCTTCGTCAACACAACGCACCCACGGCTTATTATAATATTTATTGGTAGGAACAAAATGATATTCTACATTTACTTTATTGTTAAATTTAGAAGACATATAAGTAGCTATATTAAATGCCATGGTGCCGACTACTCTTGTAGGCGGAGAGAAAACACCTCCATCCCATATATATATTGTTTTTTTATTTGGCATAATATTCTTCTTATAATACGGGAATAAAATATTATAATTATATTTTATAAATATATACATGGCTAGTGAAAATAATGCCGATACAGAAAATAATGAACCTAAACAAAAACAAAAACAAAATAATTGGATAGCGTTTATTATAAATATTTTAATAATATTTGCTGTAGTATTTGGCATAGGATTGTTCGGAGCAAATTTTGTGTATTTTACAAGAATTGATTTAGATAATATGTTCCCAAATGATCCCGACCATATACCATATGTTGACGAAGTTACATCCGGACCAAATAAACCAGCTATGGGTGGTGGTAGAAAAATGAAAGGCGGTTCGCGTGGTGGAGTAGGAGCATGCGGTGAATACATAGATTTCACTGAAAGTTCGTTATTCAACAATAAATATTTCAGCGGAATGTTTAAATATGGGTTTCCTTATAGTATGGAAAGCAAAGAAGGCGGCTTTTTCAATACAATTTTCAACTGGATTGTAAACAAAATAAAATATTCTTATATTTGGCAGCGTACATTTATAAAACAAGTGATAAGTTTTGTCGGTTCTTCGTGTGAATTTCCACCAGATTCAATGAAAGATATTGTACCGTTTATATTTGGTCCACTTGTAATTGGATTTATCATTTTGATTACATCATTATGGTGGTTACCTACATTAGTAAGTGTTTTTGTGAATGAAACGCAAAAATGGGGTTGGTTAATTTCTATATTAGGTTTGTTTTTTGGGTGGACATGGTTAGTTACTGCTTCAATATTACCTATACAAATATTGGGCGTGCTATTTACTTTTATATTGTTACCCGTTATTCTAAACGGTAGGAAAATACTAGAGATAATGGGAAATGAGTATAATAGTTATTATTTGGGAGTATTGTTTTTAATCGCGACAATAGTTGTTTCATTTATTAATTTAAGTTATTGGACGGCTGTTCCACTTTCAATTGTATGTTTATATGGATTAATACCACCTTATTTTAGAGGACAATCCAATAAATAAATAATGCGCGATATCAGAATACGCGATATCAGAATACGCGATATCAGAATATACCATGTAAATAATAAATTATATAAGAATAATATTACTTTTTATAAATATAATATAAAAAGTACTATATAAAGTATATATAATGGGAAAAAATAATAAGAATAAGCACAAGAATAACAAGCAAATACACGATCCTCATGTTCACGATAAAAATGTAGCTGATGTCCAGCCTATTAAAAAGATGCCACCAAAAGACAGCAAATATCCATTTGTTAGTGTATGTACTCCCACGTTTAATAGACGTCCGTTTATTCCAGCCATGTTGAAATGTTTTGACCATCAAACATATCCAAAGCATAGAATGGAATGGATTATTATTGATGATGGAACAGATAAGGTGGAAGATTTAGTTAAATACCACCCTAATGTAAAGTATTTTAAGTACGATGTGAAAATGACACTTGGTCGTAAGAGGAATTTATTACATGAAAAATGTGTTGGTGATATAATAGTATATATGGATGATGATGATTATTATCCACCAGAACGTGTAAGTCATGCGGTAGAGAGATTACAAGCAAATCCATCAGCACTGTGTGCCGGGTCTAGCGAAATATATATATATTTTAAACACATACAAAAGATGTATCAGTTTGGACCGTACAAGCAGACACATGCTACTGCCGGTACATTCGCATTTAGAAGAGCATTAATTGAAAATAGGTATGATGATGATGCTTGTTTGGCTGAAGAAAAATCGTTTTTAAAAGACTATACCGTTCCATTTGTCCAATTAGACCCACTTAAAGTTATTTTGGTATTTTCACATGAGCAGAATACGTTTGATAAGCGAAAATTACTAGATAATCCTCATCCCGACTTTGTGAAGGAATCTACAAAAACAATCGACGATTTTATAAAGCAACCAGAATTGAAAGATTTTTATTTGAATATAGATTCGCTACTTGATAATTATAGTCCTGGCAGACCTAGTATGAAACCAGATGTATTAGAACAAATGGTAAGGATGGAAGAAGCCCGAAGAAAACAAGCGGAACAAATGTTAGCACAAGCTGGAGGAAATGGTCAGCAAATTACAATTCAACGAGAAGGAGAACAACAACCAACCGTATTAACTATGCCACAAGTAGTAGAGTTAATTAAACAACAACAAGGTCAATTAGCACATTTAAAACAAGTATGTGATAAATTGATTAAAGAGCAAATTGAATATAAACGTCAAATTAAATCACAATCAGATACTATAAGTGAACTACAATTACTAAATGCTGATTTGACCAGTAAACTAAAACAATCAGATGTAATTGTTGAAAACACATCTGTGACACCAACCGACGCAATTGTAGAAGAACCAACACAATAAGTCGATTTGTTAAGTAATCAACTAATACATCATCGAAATTTCAATAGTTAAAATATATTACTTGTATCGATTACAAGTAATATATGTAATATACGCAAAATATGTAATATACGCAAAATATCCTAATAATGAGATGAGTTTAGATGTGTAAATCACTAGACACTGACAATTCATCATCTACAACATCTGCTGAACCATGTTTATCCAAATAACGATACATTCGTTTAATATCTAATTTACTAATTTCGTAATTTTCAAATATTTCATATATCTCTTCTTCCTTTTTCTGTTCACGCAAGTGTAGAAAAAACGCAAATAAATCGGTTTGATCCATCGAGAGCGTAAAACACAGATTTTGAATAAACATATAATTGTTATATTCGGTACTATATTTCGTCAAGACCTTTGTAAATCGAACATCAGTGGGATTATACTTGGCCTTTTTTGTAAACGTTTCGTGATACAATTTATTGTTATAAAATGTTTTAATTAGGGAACTCATCTCATTGAATTGCCAAATTTGCTTTTGAAATGTGATTCGATCAATATAATCGGCAAAGCACATATTATTTAATATCTGTTTGTAAAATGGGAATGCTTTATTTACCGGGTGTTTTTCTAAAACATCAACAATATTTTCATGCCACAATAATCCAACAATCGTTCGATCCGTTTCATTCATAATATTATTATGATTGTTCAAATCAAAATTCGTATTAATCAACTTTTGAGTAATTTTTTTACTGTCTTCGTTATATGTTTTCGGCTGGAATATATTCTGGATAATCTCATTTTTCAGTAATAAGTGTTGCTTATTATATATACTGATGATCGAGTTGAATTTTCGTAAATCGCCTTGTATATAATGAAGCAAGTTCTTTTTAAGGTCGGAGTCAATCGATGGCATTACAGTCGTGAGTAGCGTTTCCATTTCTTTCGTAGTTGGATTCTTTAATTCATAACTGTTACATACTTTCATGAGCTCCTTTATTTTTTTATCAACATGGTAATTGCCAATACATATAATTGGATTCAACGTTATTTCCTCAACACGCTGCTTTTTCGTTTTTTTAGGTCGTATCAATTTAATTAGCTGATTTATCCCTCCTTTATCACCATTATTCATGCCATCAATTTCGTCCATAATAATGGCGATTTTTTTCACCTTTTTCTGAAGCATAGATAAGACATTTCTGTCCGACATATTATGCTTTGTAATTGTATCAATAATGGATTTATTGCGAATATCACCGGCGTCATATTTAATGATGTCATAATTTAACTCTTTTAATATTTTTTCAATAAATAGAGTCTTACCCGTACCTGGGTTTCCATACACATAAATACCGCGCTTAACAGTTAAATTATTTTTGTCTTTTTCAAATTCTGTAAAAAAGGATTTAATATTGTCAGCTATTTTATTTCGATTTAAAATACTATTTATATCTATTGATTCCATATTTTGATAGTGTATATATTTGTATATACTTTGTTTTTATGTTTCTTTTAGTTAAACATGTAATAAAATACAAAATTATATCTTTGACCAAAATACAAAGAAATAAAACGAATCAAAATAATAAAATATCTGTTTTATATATATATTTATATAAATGCCTAGAATACATAAACATAAACATGTATATCATGGCGGTGTACTTCAGAGACAACGAAATCCCAAATTATCTTCATGGCAAGCTGTATACAAAATGATTAGCTTACCAGATGCTAGGTTATCAAAAATTTCGTATAGTTCGCTAACTGGATTTATATTTCGACTGGATGTTCCTAATATTGAAAGTAATACTGAGTTTTATGGGTTAAATGCCGCGAAAACCAGATTAAATAAACCAATTTACAGTATAGTTTTTAAACTTGCTATAATTTCAGACGATGATTCTGATAGACTAAACCATTTGATAATTACTGAGAAAAATGCGGCATTCGACAAAAAAACAGAAAATCTAAGAGATTTCAAAAAGGAAGCAGACACACAGCAGCAAATTTATATAGATACTCTTAGTCCAAATGGAAACCCGATTACTTTGTCAATTATCGATTTTTCACATTTTGATAAAAGAAGTACTAGAATATTGCTAATGGAATTAAATAAGAAACATAATTCACGAACTATCAGTGAAATGTTGCGATATATAGGTTTAAATTGTTTAGATTCATCAAAAAATAGACGTCTTGGTATGATAACTATGGAATTGGCAGAACCTACTTACACAGAATTGGCTGATATTCCGATCGGAGAATACACATATATTAGTGGATGCCAATATGCTATAGCACAGACACTCATATTGTTTTTAAAATCAAAAAAATTAAATTTTGATTCCCATGCCGGAAATGTATTAGCAAGTACAACGCCAAGCAACCCCGGAACAGTTTTAATAGATTTTGGAAGAGTACTAGATTTTAAAAAAGATATATATGAAGAGATAAAGGGTTATTATAACCAACTTACTGGACATGACTATGATGGCGATCTTGATACATATAAGAAATATACAGTTACAGATTTATATATAAGTAGAACCAATCAACTAGCTACAGTAGTTAATAATATGATAAATATTATGCGATTTCTGAGTTATATGGACTATATTATAAATTCCATATCTTTTAAAATGAAAGGATCATACGATAGACCACAACTAATAACACTTTTACAATATTTATATGGTCCGTCGTTTACAAGTTATTGGGGGTGGAATGATGGAAATTATGTTGCGCCAGATTGGAATCTTACCCAAGAGATATTTGATAGATACGCTGCCATAATACCTATAATACAAACACTTACGGTAGCACGAATGGAACAAACTTCATATGTCAGTGAAGCTGCTATAGAACGTAGGGTTGCGAATGGCGAGATTGCTAGTTTTAACGAAAATGTCAATAATTATGATAGAAGTAATACTATTACTATTCAGTCCGTTGATATACCAACGAGGTCTACTGAAACTATGGACAGAGATGGTACATCTAGTGCTGTGCCTACGCGTGTGCCAGTTCAAGTGACAACAGAAGAGGAAAGCTGTTGGGGTAAGTGGTGTGGCAAAAAAGAAAAAAAAGAAGGCGGTCGTAAAACTTATCGTAAAAATAAGCGCAGAGTTGTTCACAAAAAAAGAATTACTAGACAAAAGCGTTATAGTTCTAGTAAGCAAAAGCACGATTAAACACACTAACGTCAATGTAATGTAATTATAAATCAAGATATAATTACATTTTGTATTTTTAGTAAATATCAATAGTCTATAAATCTACTTATAATTTACAAATATCCGGTTTGTTTGTAATGCCATCCCATGTCAAATCACACGATTTTGCCCATTTACTTTTATTACAGTCACCAGTAGGACCTTGCCAAAAGCTGTCTGTAAAATTCATAGTTTTACTACAAGACATATTTCCTAAATTTTTAACATTTACGCATGTTTGATTAGATGTATTGCTAATGCTTCCGGATTCGGGAGGTGTTTGTTGATCGATCCAGTAATCTGGGCACTGTGATACATTTGGTGGAAATTTAACATTAAATTTACTATTGTACAATACAGTAGCTATAAAAATCATTAATATAATAAATACTACAATTGCGATAGTTAAGACAATCTTTTGAAAATTATACTCCATTATATAAATTAAATAGATATAATTTTTCTAGTTATTATATATATATAATGAATTGTTCAACTACAAATGGAAGATTAAATATAATTGGTCCAAATATAAATCAATTTTCCTTATTTGATAAAATACCGGTTAATAGTGACTGTTCTACATTTCACGAAGCCATGACTGGTAATTTCCAAGATTCTACATTGTCTCTAGCATTTTTCAGTAAAGAGAATATGCAGATTATTCAAAATGCGATTCGTGCTGGCGTATATGAAGTGTCTAACCAACAATACGTTATTGATAATCAAAACTGTGACACTTTGAAAATTATTATGAGAAGTATTTTCCTTCAGAGTTCTACGAATTTACCAAATCAGATTACTGAACAAATTCAAGCGTTAAATGATTTAGTAGTATTATATTGTGTTAAACACATATACAGTGAAGCACAAGCGTACATTAATTATAAACGCGATGTCAGTACAATGTACACTCCTATTGATAGACCAACACAGCCAGATTTCAATAATAAAACATTGGAATTAAAGCGTTGGTTTTAATTTAGCATGTACACAATACTAATACTAATACTAATAGTAGCTAATACTAATACTAACTAATATGTAGATAGGTAACTTTACATATTACAAATAACATATGCTAGATACCAACCGATTACGGCATAAAATTGGTCACCTACTTTATTTATTATATTGTCGGCATCATCTTTGCCACCAGGCCAAAATACAAATTTATTAATAATTTTCATACCATATGTTGTATTTTCAATATATTCAAATATCATATGTATTATGAACCAGAGTAAAAAGGACATGTTCCAATAATATACAACTATACCTACCGCAAAATGTAAAAGCGAATACTTGTCTGTAAAGTGTACTCCCATTATAGTATACAATTAAAAAAAATTGATTTATATTATAGTATATAATACAATTGTTAATTATATATGAATTATCAACAAAATGGAAAATAATATTCTATCTAAAAGAATAAATCGTTTACCAAAAGAGTTACAAATTTTAATCTATATGTTTAATGCTGAACATAGAAAACAAATGAAGGATGTCTTTGATTATATTCATCACATACAATATACATGTTGGAATTGTGATATTTATCTCATTGATATACTTCATCGTGATATTAGATACATCGGAAGAAAAATATTAGTGTGTTGTGAAGAATGTCAAGTTATAGCAGAAGAAAATTTATTGGGAGTACCATAACTGTCCAAATGTGTAAATATTTTTCTATTTTTTTTATTTTTTAACCATCTTCTTCACCTTGATTATTTTGGGAGCATCCAAGTATTGTTTAAGTTCATCCAAATCTTTCAACCACATATTTTCAATAGTTGTGGATTGAATAGCACACAGTTCCGCTTCCTTATTAATTCGGTCATTTATTAGTTTTTCCGCGTTTTCCGCACTCACGCTATCCATTGGCATTTTAAGCAAATATTTATAATCAGTATCATCTTCAATTACGGCATACTTTCGCGCAACCAACATTTCTAAGATTTCCTCTCTCTTTTTCTTTCTCAAGTCAATTTCTCCATCTAAATTCTCTTGAATATATCTTGCTTTATTGGAAAGCAATGTCAATTCTTTTTGAAGAGCATCGACCATATAATCCTTTCTCTTTTGATAATACTTAAGTCGAACTGGGAAATAACTGTCGACAATTTCTTTTTCATTATCAAACTTCATCAATTTCTCCTCATCGTTGAACAAGTGCATATTATTTGTGCTTAATGAAGTGTACAATTTCATGAGCTTCTCAAAATTATTATACATGTTTGAACTATCCAATGACTCATCAATGGGTTCATTGAATGTAATTTCAATATCTACCGTTGTATCCGTGCTCATATCGTTATAATCTTTGACAAAAGCCTTGTTCTTCTTGTTTTTATCCGCTTCCATCAAATTTTCAATATGCTGCTTAAAATCATCAGTCCAATATCCTACTGGCAATTCAGTGATACGAACCTTTTTATCATTAAGTTTTTGGTAAGTGCCCTTGACAATATATTTTTTACCTTCCATTTCTTGACATGTTCCAGTAAACCCTTTATACTGTGGACTAAATACAATGTCTTCTGTAGATTCGCCATTCAACTTGCGCTGTAAATAGGAAATCAAATTGTCTACAGAATAGGATAATATATCTGTACTAAATCCAGTTCCAATTCCTTTACCTCCGTTGACCAAAATCATTGGAATAATAGGAACATAAAACATCGGTTCTACTGGAAAACCATCATCTTCCAAATATTCCAATACAGCGTCATCTTCCTTTCTGTAAATATATCTGGTAATTGGATTTAATTGAGTAAAGATGTATCTTTCACTCGCAGAATCTTTGCCTCCTTGAAGACGCGTTCCAAATTGTCCATTCGGCATAAGCAGATTGATGTTATTACTTCCCACATAATCTTGCGCCATACCCACAATCGCCGCATTCAAACTTGCCTCACCATGATGATATCCGGAATGCTCAGACACATAACCACTGAATTGCGCCACCTTGATTTCACTCGTCAAGTTCTTTTTAAACGCACTATATAGAATTTTTCTCAAACTAATCTTCAATCCATCCATCATATTTGGAATAGATCGTTCACAATCATATTTGGAGAAGTGGATGAGTTCCTTATTCACAAAATCAGTATAACTTACCTTATTGTCATTGGTATCCAAATAGCTATTTCTATCATAATTTGTCAACCATTCTTTTCTCTCTTCAGTGCGCTTCTTGTTAAATACCATATCTACGATATTATCACTACTCGCTCCATCATGAGTAAAGTACACAATCTTTTTATTCGCAAAATATTCCTTGAATTCTTTGCTAGTACTTGTACCAAGACCCTTATAATATTTGATGGCCCACCCCTTGGTATCATTTTCATTCGTCCATTTCTTATATTCACCGTCATTGTAAAACAGCAATTCTTGTCCGTTTTTCTTTGCCTTTAAAATCGGTGTATTCATAAATCCAATGAAATTGTCCAGCGTAGACAATGAGTTCCACTGGTCTTGAAATAGATTTAAACCTAGTCCTTTGATATGCGAGCCATCCAAATCTTGGTCGGTCATAAATAACACCGAATTATATCTTAGCGTACTGGAAGCGGTTTCCTTCGTATATTTCTTACCCGCTTCTAGACCCAATATTTGCTTTATTTCAATAATTTCCTTGTTTTCACTGATGCGCTTTAGTGTTTCACCTCTCGTATTGAAAATCTTACCCTTCATCGGATATACGCCAATAATATTTCTATCCTCTTTTGACAGTCCAGAGACAATACCCGCCTTGGCTGAATCTCCCTCACATAAGATGAGCGTACATTGTCCAGACTTGGCAGTTCCAGCAAAATTAGCATCAATTAGCTTGGGAATACCACGAATACTCTTAGTCTTTGTGCCATCCGTCTTCTTGGCAGCCTTATTTTCCTTTACTTCGGTCAAAGCGCACGCCGCATTCATGACGCCCATCTTGGCGATTTTTTCAATAAACGCATCGCTAACCGTACAACTTGATCCGAATGAACTTGCGGCAGTTCCAAGCTCGTCCTTTGTTTGACTATTAAACGACGGATTTTCAATATCGCATCTTAAGAATAGCATGAGTTGTTCTTTAATAGTATTCGGCTTGACATCTACCTTCTTCTTTAACTTAATATATGCGCACAACTTGCGAATGATTTGATTCATAATGTATTCGACATGCTTGCCGCCTTTTGATGTACAAATACCATTTACAAAACTGACTTGTTGGAATTCGTCCTTGGGCGCGAGACAAACCGCGTATTCCCAACGGTCATTTGCCAATTCATACACGCGCTTTACATCTGTTTTAGAACCGACATATAAATCAATATATTGCTCGAAATTCTTACATGGGAGTAATTGTCCGTTGAACTTTACCTTGATTGTTTTGTCTGTAATAGCGGATACATCATACGCGCGCTTCTTGAAAAGCGAAAGCATATCGACTGTTAATCCTTGAATACCTAGCCGTTTATAATCTGGCTTGAAAGAGACGCGAGTATATGGCTTAGTCTTACATTTAGTAATAGATGGTTTACTAATTTCATTCAAATTATTCTTGAATTCTTGGATATACTTTAGACCTCTTACATGATCAACAGTTTCGACTTTTCCCCATGTCGACCAAATTAATACCAACTTGAATCCGAATCCGTTTTTGCCTCCAACAATCTTCTCCTTTTTTTGTTCATCGTAATTGGTAGATGTTCTCAAATGACCGAAAATCATCTCTGGAATCCAAATTTTATATTCTGGATGTTCGGCCACATCGATGCCGTTTCCATCATTGTACATGTGAATTGTACCGTCTTCGTCAACTGTAATCTCAATATTTGTAACTGGTAAAGCATTTGCTATATTATCCTTGACGGCTTGAGCTTGGCGAATCACATGATCACGGCAATTTACGATGCCTTCATCAAACAATTTATACAGACCGGGAATGTATTGGAATTCCTTGGAAACAATCTTGTCGTCGTTGAAAATATAATCTTCATGGTCAGTATTTTCAATGGAACCAATATATGTGTCTGGTTTTTTTAAGATGTGTTCCTTGTCGGTTAACTTCTGATATTTGGAAAGTGACTCTTGAGTTGTCATATTTACTATAATAGTATGAAATAATTATTAATGTTTAATTTATTTCAATTTTATTAGTAATGTTATATAAATATAATGTTAACAACTATAACCTTTAGCGGAACTGGTGAATTAACAGCTGATATTGTTAACGCCAGTTTGACTAACGAATTAACTGATGTAATCATAATAGGGTATACTAGTATAGGAGATAAGGCATTTCTCAATGCGTATAAGGTAATGACTGTAACTATGACAGCAACAGTTACTATTATAGGAGATTATGCGTTCCAAAACGCATTAAGTTTGGTGTCAATATATATACCACCATCTATTGTTAGAATCGGAATACATGCGTTTTATCATGCCTATAACTTATTGACATTAAATATACCATCATCTGTTACGAGTATTGGATCAAATGCTTTTCGAGAAACTATCAATCTGTTATCTGTCACGGTAGATATAAGCAATAATGATTATTCATCTGATAACTATGGTGTATTATTCAATAAAAATAAAACAGTGGTAATTAATTATCCAGCTGGTAATACCGTAACTTCTTATATTATACCATCGTCTGTAACCAACATTGGATGTGGCGCATTCTATAACGCGAATAATTTAGTATCCATATCCATACCAAACTCGGTTATTACTATTGAAGATGGAGCATTTGAATATACAATTAATATGCTGTCTATTACAATACCATCAAGTATTAATAGTATTGGACTATACACATTCTATGGTTCTGGTATAAGAAATGTTACATTTGAAACTTATTATACTATTATACAGCTTGGTATTACGCTATTACCAGATGATTTCGTGGAAAATTTATATGGCGCTGGTATGGTCATTATATCAGCACTGGACTATTCAACTGAACAAAATTCTTTGTATTCAATTATTAGCCAACAAGACCAGACATTATACCAACCTCTAAATCCGACATTATATCAATTCCAAGAAGAGCCTCAAGAACAGTCTCAAGAACAGTCTCTAAATCCGACATTATATCAATTCCAAGAAGAGCCTCAAGAACAGTCGTCGCAAGACCAATCTCTAAATCCGACATTATATCAATTCCAAGACCAATCACAATACCAATCTCTAAATCCGACATTATATCAATTCCAAGACCAATCGCAGTACCAATCACAAGACCAGTCTCAGTACCAATCACAAGACCAATCTCAGTACCAGAGAAATGGGTACGGACCAATTCAGATATGTAATTCAAGACTTGCGAATTGTAAAATAACCAAAACTAATTTTCAAAATGGATATGTAATGAATAATCGTGCTACAGCTATACAGCGAATAAGCACATTAATTAGCGTTCAGTCGCAGATGAGAAATGCTACTTGGACACAAATATATGCTCCCACAAATGCTTATTCGCAGAGAACGGGTGGTCCAGTCGGATATGGTCAATCACCAAGAAATACCTTTTAGCATTTTAGCATTATACTTGTATTTTTATTTAGTTAGTTATAGTTTATCTTCAGTTGCTTGTATTTTTATTTTAGTGCGTTGATTACTTTTAGAAATATAATATTTTTTTCTCTCTAACTTTTATAAATGGTCAAGAGACACGATAAAGGTGCCGATGGCAAATACCACATACACGGACATACTTACGAATTATTAGAGGGTTCTCGCGCTCAAGTTTGGCACGGAACTGCTTACAAAACTGCTGGTGGATTACACAAGGTCAGTTTGAAGATGCACCGTGGCAGAATTGTTTCCAAGAAGAAGAGCGAGATCGCCAAGACCCAAAAGCATCTTTCTGGACATCTTCAACCCAAGGGCAGTGGTGTATTCGGAACAGTCACCAAGAAGGGAAAAAAGAGAGGCACGCGCAAGCACCGCTCTCACAA